TATTACGATAAGTCTCGTTAAACACAGATTGTCGCGGTCTACTAGGAAGCATTGGTGGTGTTGGAGTTGGAATTGTAATATTCATATTATATATATATATACTCTATATTATTTAAGTAAGTTTATTAATTTCATTCAATGCAATATCCAATCTGTAATTAGCCCATTCAAGATCAACATCATGACGTAAGAACTCGGTTTTAAAATAAGTTTGCAAGCCGATTGCGTCTAATATCAAACCATTAGAATATTTTCCATACAATTCATTATCGCTCCAATAATAGTCGTGATATCGGTTCAATTGGTCTATGTATTTATAGGTCGGTCTTTGGAACATTATAATATTATTTTGAATTGCTAAATCTAAAAGGTGTAAATCCATATTACATAAGGGCAATATTTTATTTATCAGATCATGAGATAAATGATATCCCAGCGGCGGCAGCTGAAGCAGGAGTAAACCCGCCAGCACCGGCGACAACAGCAGCTTTACCTGCGCGCTTTAGTACTGATGCGCCCAGCTTATTAATTTCTTTCTGATTCTTCTTTGATTTTTTAGCAGTCTTTGCTTTGCGATCGCCAAACATCTTTACAGCAGCAGCGTCGCCGGATTTTTTCGCTTTTGCCTGCTTCTTATTCTGCCGCCGCTTGCGCCTCTGTAGTTTTCCCTTTTTGTCAGCATCACGGATTCCTTTCGCGATATCATCTATAATACTCATAGTTATATATTTAGTCGAGAATAAAATTCAATTTCGTTTTTAGTTTTTAAATATCAATTCGCTATAATTCCTGAAATATCTGAAATCGCTGCCCGTCCTTAATGAGGTATCGATCAATAAGAAGTCGTATCGGTCCTTATATGCGGCGTCCATCAGCTCGGTTGCACGGGTCTTCGGCATCATCATATATTCTTCTTGTATCGTCAACACTTCTTTATTGGTTTTAGGGTTGAATAGAAATATCAAATTCGCGTTACTTCTCATTGATGGTGGTGCATCGGTCACTTTATGGGTCACAATCCAAATACTTAAATTTAAATGCCGCCGATTTTTCACGAGCTGATTTAACATTTTCTCGTTTTCTTTTGTTCGCAATTGGCTTGATACATCGTCTAAAATCAACAGTGTATGCTTATTTTCTTCTACACCGTCTTCGGTCATAGAATCTATTAAATCGAACATATCTTCGGATATAGAATCGAATTTCTGATCGTCTGATATATTTTCTAGAGGCGAATCTTTTATCGTGTGTGCACTGGGGCTAACCAGAATTATATTATCAAAAGCATTCCTATAACTTTTTTTATGTTTCTTGTCTTTCGTGGTTTTATTGCTCTTCAGTAGGTTAACAATGAGATTTGATTTTCCCGATCCACTCGCTCCCGATATGATATAAAAATGGCTGGTGTCCATGAGAGGAGCGGCTACTGAACGGCCCTTAGCGTCTGTTATTCTTTTGTCACATTGCATTTGTATTTTTGATATATCTAAATCCTCATTCGGAATCTCTGTTATAGATGACATTTATATTATAGACATTTATATAAAATGAAATGGAAAACTAAATTGTAATTGAGCGGGTTTGAAGACGCTGTTATATATACATCATTGATACATTACCAATAGAACATTTACTTATAATATAGAGTCTCCTATGAATAGCTAGAGAGAACAAATATCAATCTATCATATTAAGATTTTATTCTCTTAAAAATTTACTGAATTAGATATTGAATTATGAATTTCAATAGGTAAATATGAAAAACCAACTAGCATAATTCTAATTAAATTGATAATTACCTATTGAAATCATAATTCAATATCTAATTCAGTAAATTTATTCAGTATATTTTAACTGAATAAATATATTATAAGTATGATATCTCTCTGGTTAGATAGATAGATATATTTTTTAAACAAAGAGCATCTCAGGTTTAGATCTGGTCAATGGTGGCGGCGGCGGCGGTGCTGCGGGTTCAATAACGATCCGTTCGGCCTTACGCGCAGCAACCTCAGCTTTAGTAGCCCGTGGTTTCCGTGGCTTTTTTACTGGAGCTGGTTTAGGGTCATCATGTTTCATTTTATAAGTATTCATCAGTCGAGCGAACTTAATCTCATCATCTTCGAAATCTACAGATTTTACCGGGTTTACGATAACGTCTAAAGAAGGGTCGGCAACCTTCGCTAGTTTAGCCTCTTTATTACGTAGCTTAGTTGCCAGCATCTTCTGGGTAGCGGCAACCTGCTTAGCAGACCTTGCCTTCTTTACCGGTTTAACCATCGGTGCATCGTCCTCCTCTTCGGACGAGCTATCTTCGGTGATTTCAATAATAGCTTCAGAGGAAAGCTTTTCAACGGGTTCACGAATTATTTTTTTCTGAGGCATATATATATATGAATAATATTAAAAAATTACAAACACAAGAAGAATTCGATCTACTCGAGAATAATATTGATAGTATACTAAACGACAACGTTTATCATGACCGTGATTGGAACGCTGATGAGATTAAAACATTTGTCGCCCAATTCAACAGCTTCCAAGATGACGCGAAAGAATCGCTAATTGATATGGATAAGCTTGATCCAAACTTTGTATCTGAAACCGAATATAAGCAGAAATTTAACGGATTTGACGACGAAACTTTAGCGTATATGTGCGATTTAGAAAATCGAAAACTCGAGGATGCACGCATCCCGCCATTAATCATAAGAAATGAATCTGTAACGTTAACAAACAATTTATCTAATACAATATATAATAATGACTCTCAAGACACGAAAAACATCTCAAAGCCAAAATGTGACGCAGATTGTAAAGGTGATCCTGAGCGACTTGAAACCGAAAAAGAAGAAAAAGAAAAGGCGTAAATCCAACCCTCCTCCTAAACCTCGTAGTGCTATTGATGTAGCGCGCAATCCTCAACCGTATCAATTCAATATGTATACCCCACCCTTCCCCGCTGTCATCAACCATCAGCCTAAAGCAAATGCTAATTCGCAAAATGTATCAAATACTTTTCGCAATATTAGAGCTGTTAATGCTAAAGAATTAGAACGGCTACGGGGTGATTTAACCGCTTACCGACAAGAATCACAAACCATATTTAAGAAGCTTGTCGCATTTCCAAGAGAGAAAGTATACTATGAGCCGGTTCCTGTTGTGACTGAACCAGAAGATGAAACTAAAGAAGTTGTCGGTGATTTGTTAAGTGAAATGGTTACAGCTGTAGAAGATAAAGAAGCAATGGACACAGAAGATGAAACTAAAGAAGTTGTCGGTGATTTGTTAAGTGAAATGGTTACAGCTGTAGAAGATAAAGAAGCAATGGACACAGAAGTTATTGATGACGAAGAGATACGCATGACTAAAGAAGCAATAGCGCCAGTCATAAAAAAAAGAACAAGAATAACTGTAAAAAAGACTAGAACCCAATTGCGCGAGGAATTGGAAAACTTACCGGGTAATAAAGCTTATATAATGTTAAACACACAATTTAAAAATACCACAGCCACACAAATGCGAGAATTAGCAACAGCGCGTGGAATAAACATAAAATTATAATCTATCACCACTATATAAATGGGGAAAAAATTGTATTTTCTGGTTATGTTTTCAGATTTTGAAAAAACCCGAATAGGGTATGCGGGCTTGTTCTCGAGTAAACAAGACATTCTCCTCAGGTGCAAGCTGTTGAACTATAACGACCTGGTATATAAACGAACCAAATACAAGACGCTTAAGAGTTTATTCCAGTGCGTAGAAGTCCCGAGCAACAAGCGTCATTTCTTCAATAATTATTGCTTATGCGATTTCAATCGGCGGAGACAAATAGTTTAAAAATATTTAATTATTATTCAATATAATATTTTTTAAGATTCTAATCATATAGTTTAATTTAAAATTCTCTCCATCTATTCAAGTTATATCTATATTATGAGTAAATGTTCTATACATACAACAATAAAGACTATACATCGACCTCCACCTCCTGAACCACAGTCTGAGTTTGTTCATTCGTTATTTCTGTGTTTGGTTGTGAGATATTACTCACATCATACTCGCTTAACAATACCGAGATTGATGTCCCTCGATTGTTAGCAATTGTCCGTAGCATATTATAAGACCCTGTCTCATCTGCTTGCTTAAGAACTATTTTGATTATTTGGCCCTCGTTCAAATTTAAAACGATA